TAGCTTGATGAACGAGTTCCGAACTGGCCATGAAACTAAATCCAGACCGTCTGTTCTTAAGATAGCACATTCCATAGGCTCTATAATCCAATTTACATGCTTCCCAGAATATATAGAATAAGCGGTTCGATTCTCTAAACTGTGCCGAGCCAACGTCAATTTTTGTCCACTGCAAGTACATATAATGAGAACCAGTAATGTAAGTAGGAACACCTTTGTTATAAAAACTAAAACCCTGTTCCCTTCTTTTAAATTCTTCATCAATATAATCATACCACTTGTTTTTAAAATCTAAAGATGTTTGATTCCAATCAAATACAGTTTTTAATTTAACTAAATTTTTTGGATAATCAAAAACCTCCCAATATTGTTCTTTTGTTTTGTTAGATCTTTTATATGTTTTTTCAAGTAAAGGTAAGGCTATTTTTAAACCTTGTATTTCATATATCTCACCAATTTTACCAGTTTTACTTATAACAATAATATCGTGTTCTTTGTTATAACCTGGTTGCCATTTTTTATATCTATTATTTCTATCTATAACCTTTTGCTTGATGTGGTTATGTAAAACTTTATATAAGGTTTGCTTATACATTATCTTGATCTACCCTCTGCAAAACCTCCAAATGTTGAAGCTTTGCTGTTTTTATTTGTAGAGTTAAGCATATTTTCTTCTTCTTCTAATCTAGTTAATATTTCAAACGCATCAAATATAGCTAACTTTTTAGTTGCAGCAGCATTTTTTAATCTATCAGCTGAAACATCATCTTCTGAATCTACTATTTTTTCTTTTGCTACTTTTATTAATTCTTCAACTGCTTTTTGCCCAGCTTGGATTATACGCTTTTTTGTTTTGTTTGTTTCCATATTTAACTAAAATATCATTTGATTCCATACAGTATAAAAGTTCATTATTAATAATAAACTCAAACTCTCTTTGGTTTTTAAACCCTACAACATCACCTACGTTTATTTTAAACGTTTCTAATGTATTATTACCATATTTTAGTATTCCAGTGTTCTTTAATAATTTTTGATTACTAGAAGTGTTATTTTCTAAAACAGGTTTTACAAAACAATATTCAGCTTGCGTATGCCAACCATCATTATAATACATGTATATTTGTGAAGGATGTGCAAAATAAAGATCATCTTTAAAATACTTTGTACTATTTACAGATTTACCTTTCATGTTATAGTATCTTCTAAATAAATTATGATGTACTATAACACGATCTCCTTTTTTAATTAGTGTTTTATATTCCAATGGAACACTTACAACTTCAGCTTCTCTGTTTACAAATTTATGGCTTGATATACTTGAATTAACAATTAATTCATAACCCTCTATATTAATTTTGTTTTTATATCTTTCACCTATTGGTTTAATTATAAATTGATACAAACTATTCATTAATATTCTAGATCATATTCTACCGATACTGCCATTTGAGAATTAAATTTTTTCCAAGGAAGTACCTCACCATCTTTTTTAATAAAAATATTATAAGCATCTTTTTCTTCATCACACAGAATATGTGATATAGTATGACCACCATATACTTGTTGACCAACAGCATAGTGCATAGCATCATTTTTATAATCAGATCCAATACTGATTTTTCTTATAACTTTACTACTCACTTTTTTTAGGTTCTTCTATTAAAGTATAACTACCATCTTCAAGGTTAATATTTATACCGCCATATTGTTTTTCCAATTCTTTTTTGAACTCTTCAGCATCTTGTACAACACCAGCATACTTATGTAATAAACCGTGTTTTTGTGTTTCAAGAAAACCTACATCTTTTAATAATTGGGTTATATCTTCTTGTTGTTTTTTAATAGTAGTTAACTGTTCAGCTGTAATTTTACCAGCCACTTTTTTATTTTGCTCATCACAAGATGAACACTCTTCTTCTTTTTTTGTCATTTGATTTAATTTAATTAAAATTGTTTAAAATAATGCTAATATATCTGTAGCAGTTGTGTCAGTATCACTTGTTAAGTTATATACTCTTTTAGCAGCTAACGGTAAAAAACTGTTTGCTGTAATACCTTTAATTATTATAGGCTGCTCGTCACTTGCTAATGTAAGTTTTATATTACCAGCACCTCCTACGTATAACGATGGCATTTTGGTTACAAAAGTACCACTTGGTCTTTCTAAATCACCACCAGCTAAAGTAGCTGTTAGTGCACCTGTTGCTGTTGTTACACCAAATGCTAAATTTAATGTAGCTGTACTAAATGTTATTGTTTCTGTTGCAGCACCTACATTAGGTCCTTGATTTTCTACAGTAACACTAGCCACAGCACCAGCACCATCCGTTGTTACTAAAAACGTTGCGCCTAAACCAACACCTCTTGGTATAGCTACAGTTGTTAATGTAGCAGCACCAGTATATGTACCTCCAGTAGCATAAACAATAGCACTAGTACTTACAGGTAAATTAGCTATAGTGTTAGTAGATAAATTACTTAATGAAGCTGATTTTAATGTTTTAGATTCTTGCAACTCTATTGCGCTAGTTGAAAAATCACTTAAATTTTTTTGATAGTATCCCATTTTACTTTACTTTATCTTTTATTTTTTCATATGTTCTTAAACCTCCTAAACCAAGCATACCTAATAATACAGTCATTAAATGTTCCATTTGTAAAGGTGGTGGCACGTCTGTAGATTTTGTTATCCATATAAATAAATCTCTAATAACAAAATTATATGCTAATGCAAAACCACATATCCAACCCACAAAAGGTCGCCACCCCGCAACGAACAAAGTTCTATGCGAGGCTTCAACCATATTAATTTTTGTTTGTAATTCAATTAGTTTTTCTGGATCTAATTCTTTGCCTTTTATTGCTTCTCTTATTTCCCAAGCTAAACCACCAGCAACTGATTTTCTTCCGTCACCACCTTTTAAAAGACCTAAAATTAATTTCCACATATTTTATGATCTATTGTAAACTGGATAAGTTTGAGATATTATTTTCCCTTTTTTACGTTTACCATCTACAAGTGTGTATTTATTCATATTAAACTTAGTGGTAATTTTATGACCTTCTTTAGTTGTTTTAGATGGTCTTCCAGATGGATCAGTATAAAATCCCTCTTTAATAGTTATATTTTTAGGGGCTTTAATATCTACGTTTTCTAATTTAGTAGTTTTTTTTTTAGTATCACCAGGTTTCATAGGACCTTTGTGCATTCCGTGTTTTCCAGGTCCTTTCATTTTACCATATTCTCCTGGACCATCATGCATCATACCATGTTTCATTGGTCCTCCTTCGTGATGTTTACCTGGTCCTTTCATTTTGCCATATTCGGCAGCACCTTTACCACTAGCTCTATTGTCTATTGGCATATCTTGTAATAAGTTTTTTGCATGCTTAGACATCCAAGAACCTCCTTTTACTAGTTTACTTCCTTTTCCCATTTTTTTTATTATTTGCTGGTTTTTCCCAAGGCAAATTAGAGTTACCTTCATCAAATGTACTACGTGGATATGTTTTACCTTTGTAATATACATTTTCTGCATCATAATCAAGTACACCACTTTTTAATTGTTGTATATGTACTTCTTCATGTCTTATAACATCTTTTCTTTGCTCTGGATCTGTTATTTTTTTATTAATTAATATGTTCCCATTTTTATCAGCTCTACCCAATACACCTTCTTCTAATTGTATTTCATGTACAGGTGAACCCATTATATAAGGTGGATTTGATAATTTAAAAGCCATTACTTAGTTGAATAAGGAAACATTTTGTTTAAAATATCTCTACGTTTTCCGCATCCACAAGGGATATTAAGACCATCGGATATTTTATCAACAACGGTCTTAATACCTGTGTTAGTAGTAAACTTTTCTATTGAATCGCCTAGTCCTCGTGATTGCATCAATTAATTATTATGACCATTGAATATCACTCCAATACATCTGTACTGGGGTTGAAGCTTGATCTTTACCTAATTGAGCACTAGCTTTTACACCACCTGGATTAGCAGTTAAAGCTGACTTTACAGCATCTCCTAATGGAGCACCGCTTGAGTTAGTAGGGTTTACCTGTGATGAAGTAGACGTGCTAGCTGTAAAAGTAACAGTATCTTTTCCACTAGGCAACGCATTTAAAACTACTTCTAAAGTTTGAGCAGCAGTTTGTTTTATTTCAGTAACTACATCTGTGTTAATTAAATGTTTTGTATTTAAATAACTAGAAGCGTTACCCATAACGTTAAATTCTATAAATTTTGCCATTTTTTGTTATTGTTTATGTTATTGTTTGTGTTTATGTTTTGGTTAGATTTATACAGTTCTATTCTGTTTTAATGATGTTTTTTATCATATTTCATATCACCAGCAAGTTTAGAAATATGTTTTTCATCTGCAGTCATATCTATATCACTATGATTATGTTTAGCATCATAGTTAATATCTCTTTTTAAATATGATATGTGTGCTGCATCATCTCTTTCTGCAGCATGTACATTGTGTTGTGTTACAGGTGTGTGTGAATGGCGAGCATTACCAGTGTAATGTCCAAAATGTCCTTTTTCCATAATTTATTTTTTATTATCTTTTAATTTTATCCATTTAGATACAGTGTATCCTATAGTTACTAACAAAAGAATCACTTTAAGTGAAACTTCTATATGTGTCATTGATACAGCTAGAGCTACACCATTTATGGCTAATAATTTAATATCTGAAATAGCCATTTTAACCTTGTACTAACTTGGTTATAGGAAACTTCATTTGATATGCGTTTGGTCCGCATGGAGCTTTTGATACTTCCATACCAGTGATACCAGAACTAGAACCCACACCGTGTATTCTACCTTCTTGATTTAATGGACCATCCCATATATGCGATTCTCCTACTATACCTACTTTTTTATTTTTACTTGCTTTGTTGTAACCTGGATCGTGTTTCATTTTTTTATTTTTTATTTTTGCATCCAAAATTTTTTGCGTAGTTAGCCATTTTTCTGACACTATCGCTGTATTTACCGTCTTTAGCTTTCATAACAGCAGAAGCTGCACTACAAGCATCTTTAAATCCATTTTTTTTAGCCCAAGATGTAAACTTACCTTGATTTTTTTCTTTTATTTCAGGAAAACCTTTTTGTAATAGTGGTGATATACTTCTCATTTTTTTATACTTTTTGGTGTAATTTTATTTACAGGTTTATTATCTAAATAAGATAAAGCACCTTGTAAATCCATACCATCATACCCTTTATTTCTGGCCTCTTGTATTTTACCAATTTTAGCCATACCTACGTTGTTAAAATTATAAGCATCGTTTAATACTTGTGCATTTGTAGAAACGTCCATACCCATTGGTTCTCTTGGTTCTTGTCTTATCATACCTTCAACCTTACCCATTGATTGATTTGGGTTCATTAATCCCATTGAACCTGGTTGACTTTGTAATAATTTTCCTACATTAGCAGCTCCTCTTGCTCCTACTATTCTGTCTGCTTGTGTAGGCTCAGGATTATTATCTATACCAGCTTTTACACTTAGCATTCCAAATTCTGATTTGTTTTTATTTTTTCCCATAATTATCTTGTTTTGTCTCTATTGAGATTTTTTATTGCTGTTATTAACACTTTATCTGTATATGTTTTAGCTTTCATTATTGAATTACGTTTTTTACTTACAGGTATATCTTCTTCACCAAGCATAATTCGGTACATTCGAGCTATTAGTTGTTTACACTTAAAAGAAACTTTATAAATATTATACTTTTGGGTTGTTCTATTTCGTTGCCTCCATGTTACCACCCAGTTGTTTTTTACCAATTTGTTCCAGCGTCTGTTGTCCCAACTGTAAGCATAAGTACCGATCTTAAAATCCTGTTTAGTAAATAAATCCATACAGTCAAAGTATATTAATAACTCTAAATCTGCATCGTTAAGATAATTATTTCTACAAGCCCATTTTCTAATTAACCTATAGTGTTTTAATAAATTTAAATCTCGTATATCTCCAGATTTTAAACGTTTCATAAAACAACAACAACATCTTGCAATTTGATTACAATAAATTTTTCTTTTTCAAATTCAATACCGTGCCCAGCATGACGATCGTAAAATATAGTAGCACCTTTTTTTATAGTTGTTATATCATCACTTACTGAAATAACTTTAGCTTTTTTATATCTTATATCTTCCCTGTCTTTTTCTATAATAAGTAAACCACCTTTGGTTTTATCTGTTTTTACCTGTTCAGGTATTATTATTATATTGTTACCTACTGCTTTCATTAATTCTTAAATTATTAATTACACAATCAGTAGATAATATTGTTGTAGCTACCGAAGCAGCATTAACAAGGGCACTTTTTGTAACAAGTAAAGGATCAATTATACCTGCTTTAATCATGTTTACAGTTTTACCTGTAATAACATTTAATCCTTCACCTTGTTTTTCAATTAAGTTATCTGTATAGTCTATACCTGCATTATCTAAAATAACTTTAAATGGATAGGTTATAGCATTCAACAAAACTAACTCAGCTTTATTTTTAGTTTTAATATTTTGTGAAGCATTTAAAAGCGCTATACCACCACCAGGTACAATACCTTCTTTGATAGCAGCTTTTGTTGCACATATAGCATCTTCTATTCTATCAGATTTTTCTTTTAATTCTATATCTGAATTTGCACCTACTTTTACTATTGCTATTTTAGCTGATAATCTTGCTAATCTTTTTTCAAGTCTTATAAAATGTGCAGGTGAGGGTAAGCTTGCTAAATCTTCTTTTACTTTATCTATAAGTAATAGTATTT